ACAAATGTACCAAGGATTTGAAGCTCTGCCTCTCTATCCTCCAACCCGTCTTTTAGTTTACCTACAATACCTTTTTTCTCATCTTCCATGTCTAATCAAGGACCGAGTACTCCTATTAAATATTACCCTGATGCTAACAGCGGTAGAGGAGGTTATCTACAAAATACTGGTGCAGGAAGACCAGGAAAGGTTAGACTAAAACCTAAATACGATCTACCTCAAGCAGATAGAGGTATAACCAAATCAACTAAAAAATACTATGGCTGAACTTGGATACGAATTAAGAAAACAAAACCGTAGAGGCGGTAAAAAAGTTACTACAGGCCAAAAGAACGTAAAAACCCCTACAAAGCTTAAAGGTGGAACTGAAAAGGGAAATGTAGTACGTGACGCTGGAAGAGGTAGAACTCAACGGCAAAAGGTTGGTACAGGAAATAAGGTAACTTCAAACCAGCAGCAAGGACCAAATAGATTTACCAAAGTCACGAGGACTGGCGGAGAAACTGTTAAATCAAGAATTGGGCAGAAGGTAAATACTTATACAAAGGATATGTTAAACAAAATTCGGATGTTGGAGGACAGATATTACGGAGGTAACCGTGGAGGACAAATTAGTAGTAATAAAGGTGGCACAGATGCTAATTACACAGGAAGCAGAAAAACAGGCCCTAATAGAGTTACAGGCGGTTCACGTATAGGTCGTTTAATCTCAGGCTCTAAAGGTGGCGACTCATCCCCAAAACACTCTTACAAACTCAAACCTGATTCAGGTGGAGCAGCTAAAGCGATCTCTACAGCAGCATCCTTAGCTAGACTTATTAGAACTGGCTCAATTTTAGGTTATATACTGAACGACATAACAAACCCACCTCCTCTTGCAGACGGAACTTTAGACGCCGCTAAAGAACGCGGTGATTTAAAGTAAGCTAGTAAACAAATCTAAGTTTTTTAAAATGAGCCAGTACGAATACGAACAAAGAGAAGCCGCTAAAGAAACAGAACGTAAAAGAAAGCAGCCTTGGGAGGACTACAAAAACAGTCCAGAGTGGAAAGAGAAAAAGAGGAAAATCCTAGAACAAGAAAAATTCCAAAGAGAATCTGGCTGGACGAATTAGTCAGTGAAAGAAATTAATTTTAGAGACGCTTCTCGTTTCTACTCTGGTCAGATCCATCAGGATGAGGCTTTAGATTTTCTTCAGCATCACACCCCTCCTGGGATAATGGACGGTTTCGTGTCTCGATGGAGGAGTGGTAGGAAGAATGAAACTCCTTCTCACGTTTCTTGGCACGAGAAACTAAATCAGCTTCTTGAGCGCGAAGGAACGCCTCCCGAACGGATGGATGTAGAGACTGTATATCTTCTATTTGCGGAACTCCTAATTCATCAGAGTTCAACTGCTGATCCTGAATATGCAAGCCGTTTACTAGGTTTAATAGCTCCTAAGAAAAAGAAGCAAGATTACAACTGGATGGACTAGTATTACTAAGAATTACTTTATTCCAATGGTTCTTTTAGTTAAACCTATTCTCTTCGCCTTCTTAAAATCTGATTCAGTTAAGCAGTTGATTGTAGACCTGCTTGCAAAGCTCGTCGAGTCTACTGATAACACTATAGACGATGCTGCCGTAGAGTTAATTAAAAAGAACCTATTCCCAAAGAAATAAAATGGCTAGAAGAAAATCCGTAGGTATGGCAACTGAGGACGAGCTACAAGCTCTCCATCGGTTGGTATCAACTAAGTTGGTAGATCAACTTAATAAGGAAAACGTTAAAGCTTCTGACTTAGCTAACGCTATTAAATTCCTTAAAGATCAAGGCATCACTCTTGATAAGAATGGTGATATGTCCGCTATTGGTGAGATGATTGAAGCTCTTCCATCAATAGATATGTCCAAAGTTAAATCTTATATAAGTGCCTAATGCTAATCAAAAACAAATTATTAAGGAAGCGCTCAGTAGCTTTCCAGTTTTTGCTACTCATCTCTGGCACTTTCTAAAGCTTCCTAGACCAACCCCAATCCAGTACCAGTTAGCTGATTACTTACAGAATGGGCCTAACCGTAGAATCATCATGGCCTACCGAGGCTGTGGTAAATCATTCCTCACAGCAGGCTACGTGCTTTGGAGACTACGGAAGGATCCCGATACTAAGGTTTTGGTTATCTCAGCGGCTCAAGATCGTGCAGACGCTTTTAGTGTGTTCTGCCATGACCTACTTAGGAACTGGTTTATGGTGCAGGATTTATTTCCTAGCGATACTCAGAGGTTCTCTAAGGTCGCGTTCGATGTCTTTGGATCAAAGCCTGATCAAAGCCCTTCAGTGAGATCAAGTGGTATTTTCGGACAGATCACTGGAAGCCGTGCAGATCTGATCGTAGCTGATGACGTAGAGACCCCTCAGAGCTGTGAAACACAACTCATACGAGATAAGCTCAGAGAATCTATTAAAGAATTTGATTCAGTTATAAAACCAGGTGGAGAGATTGTATTCCTAGGTACTCCTCATACTCAAGACAGTATCTACGCCAAACTAGAATTAGCTGGCTATACACCTCGAATCTGGCCTGCTCTATACCCCACTGCTAAAAAACTTAAAGACTATTACGGAGATAGATTAGCTCCTAAAGTACGGAAAGACTTTGAAGAAGATACTAGTTTAGCTGGGCATCCTACAGACCCAGAGAGATTTGATTGGGAGGAACTAGAGGCGCGTAGGGAGTCAATAGGAAGGTCAACGTTTAACCTCCAGTTCCTTCTAGATATTAGCCTGTCTGATTCAGAAAAATATCCTTTAAAACTACAAGACCTATGCGTATTTAGACTCAATCGAGCAATGGGTCCAGATAAAGTTGTATGGAGTGCTAACGGTGATAAGGCTTTAGATCTTCCATCTGTAGGTTTACATGGAGATCTTTTCTATAAACCAGCACAAATAGGTTCAGAGTTTATTGAATATACCGGAGTTGTAATGGCTATCGATCCGTCAGGGAGGGGATCAGATGAGCTTGGGTATGCTGTAGTTGCCTACCTTAACGGTAATCTTTTTGTTCTTACTTGTGGAGGACTTAGAGGTGGGTACAGTGAGATCAATCTTAAAAAACTTACTCTTATTGCTAAAGAGTACAAAGTTAAAGAAATAGTTGTAGAAAGTAACTTAGGTCTTGGTATGTTCAGTGAACTGCTTAAAAGATACTTAGGAACTATATATCCCTGCACCATTGAAGAAGTAAGACATACCAAACAGAAGGAAGTAAGAATTATTGAAACTCTTGAACCTGTAATGAATCAACATCGGTTAATGATTGATACAGATTTAATTGGTCAAGATATTTCTAGTACACAAGTTTACCCAAGTGAGACTAGATCTCAGTACCAACTCTTTTGGCAGATGACTCGCATCTCTAAAGAGAAGAACTCAATAAGGCACGATGACAGATTAGATGCTCTAGCTATGGCTGTTCAGTACTTCACTGAAAATATGGCTTTAACAGAGAACAAAGCCATTAAAGCTAGAGAAGCCCTGCAATGGGAACTAGAAAGAAAGTTCATTCAAGGAGAAGGGGGTCGGAACATCGGCGTCCTTGGCTACGCCAGGACCCTAGAAGACCTCCAGAAGGCTGAAAGTGCTATCTCTGGTGGTACGAGTTGGATAGAACCTTTCTAAGGGCTTAGAGGGCCTCCTAGATGGCATCTTTGGCAGTACCAAAATTGGATATCTATATTAAGCTGTATATAGTGCTCCTTTAACAGCTTTAAAACAGAGTTGTAAATAGTATTAAAATGGCACTATAAACTGTTTAAACCTGTTAAATATGAGAAACTACAGGAAGGAATACGATAACTACCAAGGTAAACCTGAACAGATTGCTAATAGAAGTAGTAGGAATAAAGCACGTAGAGCTAAAACTAAGCAATTAGGCTATAAACCTAAAGGAGATGTAGACCATAAGAATGGTAATCCTAGAGATAACAGCCCCTCAAACCTTAGAGTGGCCTCTAAAGCTGTTAATAGGTCTAGAAAAAGACGTGAATAAAGCTTCTAAAAAGCTTATTAAGCTCAATGTTAAGGCTCAAAGCTGTTTAGACAGAGAAAAAGCTCAGAAGATTATTAAAAAGGCTGATAAAGCCTCTAAAAAAGGTTTTTGTTGCTAATTTTTGAGTACTAGTTAACGTATGGGGCCACGCCATTAACCCCTTAGGGGTCCGAAAAATCTATATATTTAATGAGAATCAATATCAATAAGCAATCATTAAGAGAATATTAAGGATCTCAAGCTATCTCCTTAATATTTATTTTTTTTTATTCATCCGACCTTGGACACAACAGAAAAGGACAGTTTGCAGACTGGTTTAAGTATAAATACTAGTTATATTCCTTAATAATCCTTGGAATAACTAGGATATTAGCAAGAATGGGACATCAGCTATTAGTCTGGCTGATCCTTTCACTTGAACCTAGAAAACAATGGCTTCAAATCCATTTAAAGAGATCAACCCAACCACTGGGAAGGTTTGGAGGCTGACGCAGCTCTTCGAGGCTCTAGAGGCTGAGAGAGGAGAGAATGCTTTGATGCGTTCTCAACTCTCAAAGCTTCTTAAAGACAAAGAAGAGACAGAGCAAAAGCTTCTATCTAATGAACAGATCATCAATGACATTAAGTTGCGGTGGTCTATTCATAAAGAAGAATCTTCAGCATTGGTTAACGATGTTAAGAACTTTGGAGCAATTACAAGACAAGTAATTGATCCATCACTAGTAAAGTTTGCTAGTTGGTGTGATAACAATTCCAAGGTATTTAATAGAGCTTGATTCTCTCTCTGAGGGGCCAGCAATGGCCCTTCACTGAGAGATTCTTTATCTCTCATCCTTTCACTTAATCACCATGATTAAAGCAATCCTGCTCTATTTAGAGCGATGGTTTCCAAAACTAATAATTAGCAGAGCTAACAAGTTCTCTAGTTACTTGGAATCTGATACTGGCTTCCAATTGATTACTAAAGACACTGAAGATGGTCTTCAGTTCTATTTAGTAGAACCTGGAGAGTCTCAGCCTGATGAATTCCAAGATTATTGGTCATCATTAGATGACGCCATCTTTGATCTATCTAACTTTGAGGGGTGTTTATTCAATGACTAAATATAACTCAAGCCCTGAAGATCAGCACTTTAAATCTATTGAAGACCAGTATTATCAGGAGCTAACAGCTCAACATCATTATGAAGTTGCTCTTGGGCAATGGCTAAATGGTGAGCTAGAAAGCAAGCCTGATCAACCATTTACGGTGTTCTTATGAATTCATCTAAGGACCTTCTAAATGGTATTGAACTTATCAAACAGACTGGCAAAGACGCAGGTTGGTCTGATGAAATGATAGTTCAACATATCCGTTCCTACCTGTC